CACCGGGTTCGCCTTCGAATCGAGCGCCTTGATCGCGTCGATCTGCGCCTTGGTCTGCGAGAGCGCCGAGTCGACACTGTCGAGCCCGGCGCCGGCGGCGTTGTCGGCGAGCGCCGCGCGCAGCTTCGGCATCTTCTCCTGGATCGTCTCGAGCGCGCTCTGCCGCATCTGCAGCGCGTCGAGCGATAGACCTGGATTGTCGGCGAGCTTGAGCGGGTTTTTCGCGAGCCGCGATAGCGACGCGTTGCTCGCCGCGAGTTGCCGCTGCGCGGCGGAGACGCCGTCGATTTTCTCGACGCCGGCGGCGACCCCATCGACCTTCGTGAAGTCGTCGTTGACCGCTTGGTAGATCTTCGACGTGCGAAGGTCTTCGTGACCGTCGATGATCTGGTTCGCGAGCTCGGTGCGCTGTTCCTTGCGGAGCTGCTCGAGCGAGGCGGCTTCCGCTTCCTTGTCGGCCGTGTGCGCCGCGGTCGCCCGCGTGAGCTCGGTCTTCAGACCTTGCTCGTCCATCGCGGCGAGGTCGTCGGGAACACCGGCGAGCGCGCCGCGCGCGGCCGCGGCCTCGTTGATCGCCGAGCTCGCGCGCGACATCGCCGCGCCGACGCCGTGCGAGAGCGCGGACAGGCCACCACCGAGACCGGCGCCGAGCAGCACGTCGCTGCCGATGTGGCCCATGATGTTCTCGGCCGTCAGCGGGTCCTGCGACATCGCGAGGTCGGACACCGCCTGGCCGGCGCCGAATAAGCCGCCCTCGACGGCGCCGCCGGCGACCTTCGCGAGCACGCCTTCGCCGAGGGCCTCGGTCGTCGCCGCGCCCGCGCGCGACACCAACGATACCGGCATCGACTCTGCCGCCGCCGACAGCGCGCCGCGCGCCGCGCCGCCCTCGAGTAGAGTGGCGCCGCCGGACAGGACTCCAGGAATCACCGCTCCAGCGAAGTTGCTGACGGCCGACAATGTCGGGTTGAACTCTTGGAGTGATTCGAGATGGCGACGCGCGGCCTCGCCGCCGATCGCGCGCTGGGCCACATCAGAGAGACCTAGCGTGGCGCCGCGAAGGAGTCCCTGCGCGACTGCTTCGGTGCCGGAGGAGTCCGCGGCGCGCTGCTCGTTGATGTTCCGCGTCGCAGCCGCGTCGGCGCTCTCGACCTGGAATCCTTGGCGCTGATACTCGGCCAGGTTCTCCGCTGGAATGTCGGTCGCATTGCCGTGCTGATCGACAACAGTGATCGTTCCCGGCATTACTTCTTCTCCGGAACGAGCTTGAGAACCGCGTCGGCCCAATTGCTGACAGCTGGATCGGCCGCCTTGTCGATCAGTCCCTTGAGCTCTGCGCGCGCGGCTTGCGTGGTGGCCGGGTTAATGAGCGCCTCTTGAAGGCGATGAAGCGCGCCGAGCTGGACTGGTGGAATACCAGTATCGATCGCGTGAGCCGTCTCATCCGAGCTCGCGGCACCGGATGGAATGCCAATGTTGTATTCCGCGTTCTCGGAGTCATCGCTCGGATCCGCCGCTGCAGTCTTCGCGAGTTCACCGAGCTCGGTTCTCGCGGGCGGAGGCGGCGCGGACGTGTCGAGGAACTGAATGGGCGTGCCGTCGTAACCGCCGGCGGTCGCGGTCGCGTTGAGATCCTCGACGACATTCTGCTTAGCATTCTGAATGCCCGGGATCGCGCTCCGCAGAAAGCTCGTTGGGTCAACACCGCCGGTCAGCTCGTGGAGAAGCTCGGACGTGCCCGGCCGAAAGCCTTCGATGCCCTTCGCGCCATGGAGCGCGAACACCAGATCCTGGTAGTCGCTCTTCATCTGCTGCCACTCGGGACTCTTGCGAAGATCCGATTGACCGCCGTTCTTCTTGATCTCACGCGAGAGCTTGTCGGCAAGACGCACGACGTTCGCGCTGGCGCCGGCCATTTTTTGAAAACCCTCGGGCGGCCGCCAGGTCTGCCCATTCTTGTTGGTGAGCGTATTCGTCGCGATCACCGGCGCGCCGCTCGGCGCCGTACCGGTCTGGACAGGAAGCGCGACGCTATTCTTCGCGTTCGCCGCCTGATTCTCGACGCCCTTACCGGCGATCTCGACGTTCTTCTGTTTGCCGCCGAGCCAAGCGTCGTACTGCTTCGTGTTCATCGGGACCGGGGGCACGGCCGCGTCGTTCCCGTACAGCGCCTTCAGCTGCGCAGGCGTGTACGTGATGTTCTCGCCGGCGACCTTCTGTTTCTCGAGGCCGAACTTCGACCACTCGATACCCTCTTGAGCCTTGTTGTGTCGCGACTCTTCCTTTTGCTTGTCGACGTCGATTTGTGCTTTCGTCGCGTCGAGCTTGTTCTTGAACGCTTGCTGGTTGTACGCCTGAAGCGTCGCCGCCCGTTGCGCGCCGAGCTGCTGCAGCGTGCCCGCGATCTTGATCGCAGTCGTGCCCTGCGGATCGTAGTCCTGCATCTTCGTCTGCAGCTCGGCGGCCGCGCGGTCGTACGACGCCACCCGATACGTCTCTTGCGCGTGGTAGAGGTCGCCCGATCGCTGCAGCTGTTCGGCGACGAGGTTTCGCTTGAAGTTGAGCCCCTGCCACTTGTTTGCGATCGCATCCTTCTGCGCCTGGATGCGTTGTTCGCGCTGCTTCTGGAACGCCTCGAGCGCGAGGTTGCGGCCGCCGGTCGCCTGCGATGCGAACCCGCCGATGCCGGAGAGGAGCACCTGGCCGATGAAGTTGCCGACGCCATGTTCGCCGGTGTCGACCATCTCGTGCGAGAGCGCTTGCGCATCGCTCTGCAGCTGATCGGTTTGGGCGTTCGCCCACTGCACCGATGACTGATACGACTGGAAGTTCTGCCGGGCGGTTTCGTCGGTGCGGCGCGCGAGGTCGAGCTGCGCGGCGCTCTGCTCGTGCAGCTGCGCCTGCGCGTGGCGTACGCCGATCGTCGCGAGCTCGTCGGGCGACATCGACGCCGTCGCGATCGCCGCGAGCTGCTTCGGGTCGGCGCTGTTGACGAGGTTCACGCGCTCGTCCGGCGGTAGCTCCTTCCACGCGGTCGCGCGGTCCGAATCGGTCGCGTTCGGATCGGTCGCGATCTTCTTGAGCACCGCGTGCGGATCTTGGCCGCCGGCGAGCGGTGTCCCGAGCTCGTTGGCGAGCGCGGCATCCGTCGCGGTGACCGGCGGCGTCGCGGGCTGTGCGGGCGCCTGCTGTTGCTGCTGCGCGGCAGCGAGCCACGGCGGCACTTGCGGCGCCTCGCCGCCGAGCGCGGGCTGTGGCGTTTCCGGCGGCGGCGCGTATGGATCGACCGGCGCCGGCAGCGGCGGCACTTGCTGCTGCTGCGCCGGCGTCGCGCCGTTCGCATCGGGCGTTTGCAACTGCGCGAGCGACGGATCCGGCGGTGCCGCTGTAGGCGCGACCGATTGCGGCGTCGCGCCGGGCGTGTACTGCGCGAGGAACGGCGGCACCCACGGTGCGTCCGCGTTCAGCTCGTTCGGATCTGTCGTCGTCGGATCGCTCATCCGTAATAGCCGCCCGGCGGTCCCGAGTAAGAAAAGCCGCCACCACCTCCACCGCCACCCATGCCGCCCGTCATGAACGGCGCCGCGGCCGCGGCGGCGCCGCCGAGCGCGCCGAGCGCGTACGGCCCGAGCTGCTTTTGCGGGTTCTGCATGATCGTGCCGTACGCGCCGTTCGCCATGCCGTACGCGCCGAGCGAGCCCTGCATGTTCATCTGCGCTTGCTGGGTCTGCAGCTGCGCGAGCGAGTTCATCGCGCCCTGCCGCTCTTGCAAGCCCGCCATCGCTTGCTGCCCCATCATCCCGCTCGCCTGGCCGCCGGCGTTGTTCATCGCAGTCCGCGCCGCCATCGCTTGGTTCTGCGGCGTCGCGCTCGCCGCCATCGACATCTGTTGAGCTTGCGATTGCTGCAGACCTTGTCGGAGCTGCTCGGCGCTCACGCTGTTCGCGCCGTTCGCCGTCGCCTGCAGCATGCCGATCGTATTGTTGATGCCGCTCTGGTTCGCGTTGTACGCGTTGCCGAGCTGCTGTCCCATGTTCGTCTGGGCCTGCGCGTTCGCGTTGAGCGCGTTCCGATACGGGTTGTTCGGATCGTCCTGACCCGTGCCGGTGAGCCAGCTCGCTGCGCTTTGAAGTCCGTCGTACCAAGCCATGGCTTCAGTCTTTCTGCGCGCTCGCGATCGCGCTGTAGACGCCCGGCTCGACTGCGTACGAGCCAGTGATGGAGTTGAGCCGCACGCACGGGCCACCGAGCGGCGAGACGCCGTCGGGGTTCGTGATCGTGTAGCGAGCCTTGATGGTCGCGCACCGCTTCCTCGTCGGCGCCGTGCGCCGCTCGAGCCCGGTGCCGTTGATCGTTGGAAACGGCGACCACGTCTTGTCGGTGAGCCAGTTCGGGTTGCCCGGCGAGGTCTGCTCGTAGTCCTTCGCGAGCTGCGCCCGAATCACGCACGCCGAGCGGAACTCGCCGAGCAGCTGCAAGAAGTCGATGATGTAACGCCCCTGCTGTCGGCCGTCCGGCTTGATCCACGTCGTCTCGAGCTGCATCTCCGTGAGCGACGCGTCCGTGCCGGCGTAGCCGTCCCACGTCGTGATCTCCTGTCGCGATCCGGTCGCGGTGAGGTACGTGCAGACGCCCGCGGTGTCGACGATCATGTCGACCGCGTCGGAGATGGTCCACTCGGACCACTTCTTCACGAGCGTGTCGAGCATGAGCACGCGATTCGCGGTGACGACGCGCAGCTGGTGGCGCGTCTTCATCGCGACGACCGCGATCACCGGCTCGTCGCCGTAGCGATAGGGGCCCGCGTCGACGTCGGTGTAGTTCAGCCCGCGGTCGAGCAGATACCAGCCGCGCAGCGTTTTGATGTACCAGCCCTCTTCGCAGAGCTCGATTGCCTCCGGCGCGGTCGCGCCGATCTCCGTCGACAGCGTGCGCTGCAGTTGGAAGTTGCCGCCGCTGCCGTCGTCGCCGTATCCCGGCCCGACGTATTGGTACGTCGCGGACTCGCACCACACGATGAGGCCGCCGTCGAGATAGTCGAGCGCGACGATCGCGCCGCCCACGGGCGGGACGTCGAAGGAGAGGTAGTCGTTGAACGCGACCACCAGGCCGGCCTGCCGATACTTCGAGTAATAGACGGTGTTCGGATAGCCCGGGATGCCCGCGAGGTAGATCCGCTGCGCATCCGTCATGATGATCGACGCCGGCGGCGGCTCGATCGCGGCGAGCACGCCATTGTTCTCTGGGTTCGCCGGGCCGATCGACAGCACGGCGTCGGTGAGGTTGTCGGTCATCGACAGAAGCGACGCGCTCGACGGTGTGCTGAGAACGAATGCGTTGTCGCCCGTCGTGACTGACGGATCTTGCGACGTCGCCAAGAAGTACGGTGCGCCGTCCGGCGGGGCGGCCTCCGTGCGCCACACCTCAGCGGCGACGTTGGTCTTCCGCGTGATGTAGTTGCTCGGCAGCTGCACGAGCACCGAATCGGAGCCGGTCAACGTGATGTCGCCGACGGTCGCCGTCGTGCTGCGATCGAGCTCGCCGGCGGCGTTGTTCCAGCGATAGCTCGCCTTGTACGTGTAGCCTGCCGCTGGGATCGCGCCCGCGCCGGCGACGGACAGCTGCAACAACCACGGGTACGTGAGCGTGCCGACCTCGGCCAGCTGCGCGCCGTCGTATTGCAGCACCAGGCCGCCGGTGATGTAGAGCGTGTTGCCGAGCTGAAGCGATCGCCGAGCTCGGTTGTCGTCGAACGTGAACGAGACCTCGCGTGGAGCGCGTTCCGCGTAGGCCGCCGTGCCAGTGATCGGGTTGTTGGCGTTGGACGCGACCTGAACGATGCGTCGGATCTGGCCCATGAACACGAATTGCGTCGAGGTGATCGTGTTGATCGTCGGCAGATACCCGGACGGCTGGAAGCCACCGGCCTCGCCCCAGGCCGACTGCGACACGAGAAACGCGTCGTCGCGATAGAGGTAGTACGTGTTCTGCAGCTGGCTATGCGTGCCGGTCGTGTCGCCGGCGTCGAACGACAGTCCCGCGAACACGCCCCAGACATAGACTCGGCCGCCGTAGAAGAACGCCTTCGATGCGATGCCGAGCGTGTAGACGAATAGCGCGGCGGTGCCGGCGACGATCGCTCCGGTGCCGACCGTCAACACCGCCGTGTTCGTGTTGCTCGCAAAGACCGCGTTGATGACCTCGCCGACCGACCAGAAAGCCGTCGTCGTCGCGGTGCCACCCGAGACGGCGGCGGTGACAATGGTCAGCTGGCTGAGCACGGCGCTCGACGAGAACAGGCCGAGCGCCGTGCCGCCGACGCCGAACGACGGAGCGATCGCCGTGTTCGATGACAGCGCGCACGAGCAAAGACCGACGGCGAAGTTGCCGCTGATGTCCCCCTGCACGAAGGCGACGCTCACGACCGCGACGTCCGGCGAGACGGTGATCGTGACCGGCATCGACTCGACGCCGAGAATGTTGCCGAAGGTCGTCGTGCACGTGATCGCGCCCGTGTGATCGATCGACCAGAACTTGCCGGCGGTCGACGACGTGTGGCCGAGCACGACGAGCGCGCGATTCTGTCCAGGAACCGAGACGGCATCGTAGAAGTAGCCGCCGCTCGACGGCGCTCCGAGCTGCACGGGCAGTCCGCTGCCGGCGGCGCCGCCGAACGTGATGGCGCCGCTCGCGTACGTCACCGTGTACGCGCAGAAGTTGTTGAAGAACGTCGACACGCCGAACATCAGCACGCCGGAGTCGATGGCGACGAGCCGCGGCCGTGAGACCGAGCGCGTGGGAAGCACGGTCGTCGCGAGCACGCTGCCATCGGCAGGGTCGACGACGGCCATGCTCGGCGTCGTCGACAGCACGCCGGTCGACGTGTTGTCCCAGATGTAATAGACGAGGCCGTTGTACTCGACGCGATCCGCGTAGGACTGATCGCCGCTCTGAGCGAACACGGTTTGCTCGTCGGGCATCACGGCGAGGTGATCGCCGCGATACGTCCACGACTGCGAAATTTCCGACCACGCGTAGAGCGCCGTCGCGGTGAACACGAGCAGCTCGCCGTTGCGGCGCGCGAGCTTGCGGCAATTCGTGAGCGTGCCGCCGCCGGTGATGTTCGTGTTCGTGACGCCGAACGGGAAGCGCACGCGCAGGCCGCCGATGTCGTCGTACTCGGCGTTGAGCAGTCGCTCGGCCACGCCGACGTCCTTCGCGCGTTTGTCGCCGCGCGTGATGAGGCCACCATCGAGCGGCACCTCGAACGTGGAACGCGGCAGGGCCGGCATCAGAACCCCGCCACCCCGGCGGCGTGTAGTGCCGTCAGCATCTCGTTCTGCTTGTTGATCGCAGCGGTCAGCAGCTGCTGCAGCTCGACGATCTTCTGCTCGTCGGTGATCCGCATGCGCTCGGTGTTGACGTCGGTTTGCTTCGGCGTCGCCGGCGCGACGAGCTGACCGCGCGCGATCGTGATGGGCGCGACGGTCGCCATCAGAAGTCCCAGTCCACCGGCATGTCGCTGCCGTCGTCGTCGCCGTCCTCGGTGAACAGCGGATGCTGGTCACGGAACGCGCGGTTGCCCGCCCACTCGATCAGTTTCTCGCGCGCCTGCTCGCGCTCGGCGATCAGCTCACTCGCATCACGACGCGACTTCTGCACGGCGCTCGCCGCCGTGCCGTACTGCAGGAACCGACGGCCGTACGCCGACACCGTGTCGATCGCTTCGTCGCCGGCGTAGTCCGTCAGGTCCGGGCACTGACGGATGTAGCGCAGGATGATCGTTTGTCCCGCCGGCGGCGTCGGGTAGAGGAAGTAGCGTCCGTCCACGAGCTCGTATGCGCGCGGGATGCCGATGCGGCCCGACCACCGCGCACGCTCCTGCGGAAGGATCGATTTCAAGCGCCGGCACTTGCCCGTCGTGGGGTTCACGACGAGCTCGAGCCGGTCGACGATCGCGAGCTGATCGTCCGGCTCGGCGAGATAGCCGCTCGTGTCGGTCGTGTACGTTTGCAGCCATTCGAAATAGCGCAGCCCGGCGTCCGAGACGTCCTCGTAGAGCTCGCCGTAGCTCTCGCTCACGAGGCCGTTCCACTCGGTGCTCGAGATCGAATCGTCGCCCTCCATGTCCGCGAGCTGCTGCGCGCGCGACAGGATGTCGGACAGGAGGACGAGATTCGGCACCCGACGTCACTCCTTGATGGAGCCCATCTTGAAGCGGAGCGGTACGTACACGCTCGACGTTGCTGCCATGTCGGCCGCGGCGTTCGACGCGTTGCAGATCGTGAGCGCGAGCGTCGCCTTCGCGCCGTTCGCGCACTTCGTGAACGCGCCATAGACGACGCTCCAGCCGGCGACGTTCGTGGCGGTCGCATCGGCGAAGCCGCCGTCCGCGCCACCGAGGAACGTCGGTCCGGGATCGCGCGCGAACGTCAGCAACAGCACGCCGGCGCT